GCTCCTTGGATACCTGTAGTTCCTTGAGCACCAGGATTGACGGTTAAATTATTTGTAGTCTGCGCAGCTGGAGTTGGGACATTAACGGTAACAACAATAGGAGCACGAGGGATTACATTGATTCCCTGTACTGTGCAGTTGCAATTAGGCTGTCCGCAGATATTGCAATTAGTCACTTGTCACCTGCTGTGTGGTGAACACCTGACCTTTAATAAAAGTCATTTGATAATCAGGGTCAGACGCAGCAGTAGCCTGTAAATCCCAAAATGCTCTAACAGGCATATATTTAGTCGCACTACTTGTAAGAGATAACTTAATCTTGCTCAATGTGCTTGATGTAGAGACTGTAGTTATCGTAAATGATGCGTAGAGCGACGGGGCATTAGGATACGTGCGGACCTGCGCCTTAAAAGTAAGAGATGAAGTATCAAATGGAAAATCAAACTCTACTTCGTATGAATCTCCTTGGTATAAAATAACGTCATAGTTTTGTGCTGTAGTTGGCATCGGAGTGCGACCAAGAAGATTATTTTCAATATATACACGCTCTGGACGACGAGCATCATCAATTTCCTGAGCTAAATAAACTGGTACAAGTTTATTTGTAAGGCGGCTGACTCGGCGTAGAGTTCCCATTTCAATACGCCATAGGCCGATATTTAATGCAGAACAAAGTTGGCGGTATTGCTCCATACGCTGTTGGATGATTGTGGTTAATTGGTTAAAGCGTTGTGCGCGAGGAATCATCACGCCATCTGGTGCTGTGATGTTGATATCAAAAGAAGAATCAGTTGCTAATATCCAAAGGGCTTCAATTGTTGCAAGGATTGCAATTGGGTATTCTTCTACTGCTTGGATAGAAGCTATGGTGACTTGTGAGCCATAGGCATCTGAACGATTATGAGAATGTTGAGTTACTGCGGTATTGATAAAAGTGCAGATGTCGTCATCTAAAAAATAACGGTATGCCTCACCCTCAACGCGGACCACCTGTCCTGCTGTTGGGGCTGACAAAAAAGTAATCTGACCATGGATGGCGTCTAAAGAGTAGTGTGTTGGGTAAGCCTTTGGTACGCCATTGATGGTTACATATAGGGTGCTTGCCTCTAGATATTTTGCATTGAGGTCAAACATGGTATTAGTACCATCCGCTACAGTACTAAAAGTAAACTGTGATGGCTGGTCGCCAAGCTCCAGACGAACTCTAGAGACTAAATCAGATAACTGAGCCACCGAAATCTCCTCTTGCTACCACTCCATGGTGCCAGCATTTGTCTCCATAGTCCTTATAAAACGAATGGCGCCTCAAAGAGACGCCACCCGTTGAAAGCTTAAGTTTAAAAAACTCCAGCTAGGTAGCCCTTTTCTTCAAGGTGCTGTGCGACATGTCGAGATACTTTGTACTTCTGACCTGCTTTGAAGTTGTAATTATTTCCAACTCCAAGCGTCATGTTCTCAATATCTTGAACTACGCGGATAGTTACTGAGTCCTCTTCAGTAGAAATCTCTACTGGGTTATCCACAATAACTGTTGCAACGTTTGGTTTAGTTGCATCTACTACTTCGTCTAGCTGGGCTTGCTTCTGTACTGAAGCCATTGCCATTTCAGCTGCGCGTTCTGCCTGCTCTGTTTCAAACTGAGCTTGGGCATCAGCTCGCATGCGACCTGTGACGTCGGTCGGCTTTACACTTTTTCCTGCCATTGGTTCTCCTAATGAGTAGCTGTTAGAGTGGGTCAGTTTAACGACATGACCCAGGTCGCACTATTAGTTGGTTTCTGCAATAACTACAGCCTGGTCAGTAATTAGACCAAGACCGAAGATTGAGTACCAAGCGATTGCGTGCTCACGACCGAAGTCCAAGATACCGCCATCGCGTAGTTCAACTGGAAGTGAAATTGCGTGACCGAATGCGTTATCTCCAAGGAAGATAGCTGCGTAACGGTCTGCTGCACCATTACCTGTGTAGGTAGCAGGTGTTGTGTAACCTCCACCAGGAGCTACTGTTGGGTTAGCAACTGCTGTGTCAGCTGAATAGCCAGAACCAGCACCGCCAGCAACCTTAAGTACCTGGGTGGTTTCGATGAATACTACGTCGTACAAACGACCGATTTCACCAAGCATGAAGTTTCCTGGAGCTGCGTACTTAGTTACTTCGATGAACTCAGGCATGTCGCGGAGACGACGTGACTGGTGTGGGTGAACGAAGCAAACATAAGTTTCGCCAAGCCTTGGAATGTTCTTGGTTGCTAGTGTTTCAGCAGCGTCCTTGATGGTGTGAGGTGTCAAGTAGAATGAACCTGTCATCGAAGCACGGCTAGAACCAGTTGTGCCGTAGGCATACCAGTTGTTAACTGCTGAAAGAGCAGAGCGGTCTTCACCATAAATGGTTGAAGATGCTGCGTAGAGGGTGTCGCGTGACAATTGGTCGATGTAAATCGCCATGTTGCGACCAAGAAGACGTGATGCAGAAGCCATCACATCGTCGAATGATGCGTTAAGCAAAAGCTCTGAAATTGCAAGAGCATAACCATGCTCTGTAACTGTAATTGAGAACTGTTGTGCAGTCAACGCGTTGGTCTGCATACGAACACCTTCAACAAGTGCTGATGCAAATCCAAGGTTGTTATAACGCATGAAGTTGATTTGAAGACCAGGAGCAACACCGAGTTCAGTTTTCTTAACTGCAAACTGTTCGAAGCGAAGGATAGGCATAGCCTGGAAAAGGATTTCCTTTGACCAGATTGTCTGAATCGCTTGAGTCAGCTGGGTGTTGGTACCTGAGTACGCTGTAGGTGCAGCGGCTAAATTGCCACTACCTGTAATACTTGATGCCATTGAGCTTTGACTCCTATTTAGTCGTTAACGGTTTAAGGTTTAACTGAACATACCCTGTGTACGTCCTCGAGCTTGGTCGCTCAAGATACGGTTGCGATATTTTGCGTATTCGCCCATGTCCATCTGCGCAATTTCTTGTGCAGTGAGTTGACGAGTTGATTCCGAATTAGTTTCCAGTGGTCCAGTCGGAGGCAAAGTTGACTTTGTCCCCTGCATTTCGCGTCGTGCTGTATCGCGTTGAGCACGAGCATTTTCGAGAATTGAGTTTGAGCGAGTTACCAAATCGGCAAGACTTGCATCTACTTCTTCTCTTGTATTGCCCATAACTAAGTCTGACAATTCAGGAATGATGTTATCTGCTTCCTGAGCCAAACGAGCGTTACGGTATTGCTGTAAATCAGATAGCGCACGTTCCTTTTCCAGAAGTGAGAAGGCGAGTTCGCGCTCTTGGCGCTCACGCTCCAACTGCTCCTTCCATTCTCTCTCTTTCAACTTAAGAAGGTCTTTTGCAGAGAGTTCGTTTTCGATTACTTCTTGTTCTTTTCGAGCAATCTCGTCTAACTCTGCTTGCTCTTTCTCAGCTGCTAGTGCAGCCTTGCGAGCTTCGCGTTCTTCCTTCTCTTTTGCAAGAGTCTCTACCTGAGCTTTAAGAGCTTCAATCTCTGGATAGAGTTTGTTCTTTTCTTGAGTTCTTGCTTTTGCAATATCCTCTTCTGAATAGAACTTTTGTTTTGTAGAACCAGCCGACGCGTCAACGCCCTGAGTTACTACTGGAACTGTGCCTGCCTCGGCCGCGAAGCCGTCGGCAATAGCTGGTGCAATTTCTGACATGTTACTTCCTTTTCTTTAGGTCGTTTTCCGATATGAGAGCACTTATGACCGCACGATGTTTTATGTATTTAATTTTCCCCTTTTAATACGAGTTGCGAGGGCTAAACCCATTACTTCTCGTATTCTTCTGGTACTCGCCTCATTGGGAGTTGAGTGCCATAAGCTTCAGTTACTAGGCGGGTGCGCATCTGCTGCTCGCCTACTTCCAGCGCAGCCTTTGCCTCATCGATGATTGGCGTCATTGCGCTAGGGTTACCGCTTTGCGGGGTCTTACCTTCAGGACCACCCATGATTGGCTGAGCAGGAGTGCCGTCAATGCCAGGGATTTGGCCTGTAAGTTCTTGAATCTCTTGTTGAATTTCGGTCTGAAGCAGCTGTAAAGCACCATCGGCTTTAGCATCATCCATAAGTTCTTGACGGATTTCAGTGAGCTTCTCTGCTGGGAATTCCTCACCAAGAAGACGAAGAGCGCCCTCTTTTGACTCAAGACCCAAAGACATTTTCTGCGAGATTTCATTAAGAACAACAAGCTTGTCTAGAGGTAGTGGAGGTGGGAAATGAACAATTGAGCGATAAGTAATTGGGTCTTGTGGGTTTAGCTGCGGTGTCTGTCCAGGCTTAAGAGGTGTGGTGGATGTCATTGGATTCCACGTAAGAACCTCAGGCTCTTTAACCACAAGGTTAAGCAAAATAAGCTCATTAACTCTTTCAAGTCCACGGGCGTATTGAATAATTTTTTGGTGATATCTATTCATCAAAGGTTGAAAAAGAATGGATAGCGCTACACCTGAAGTGTTGGATACAGGCATTGCTTGACCAAGTGCTGTCTCTGGAACTCCAGTAAGTTCATGCATAGCTTTCTTTAAGCGGTCAAGGAATTCCATTGCTCCTTTAAGTCCTTCAGACCCGCCAGATAGGTTTTCTACCTTTGCGTCTTTTGGTAATCCACCCCAGACTTTGTTAGCGCCCTTTTCAAGCTGATTAGCTTTAGCACCGATGATGACTGTGACTGGCGCTGCGTGGTAGTTAACAATGTCCGCAATGTCGGTGTTAACTTCATTATACGTACGATTGATAGAAGTGATTTGGTCACAATCAGCAAGGCCCCAAGGGGAACCAGAAATACGAATGTTAGGAATATGCACAACAGGTATAGTCCCGAGAGGATTTGGGCGAGAATCAATAAGCTCATCGTTAAGATACTCTTCGATAGTATCGTCGGTAAGGATTTCAGTATAAGTAAATACTTGTCGTGTTCCTTCCAAAGAAGTACCCCAGAAACGATACTTAAGCTTAAAACGCATAAGACGCTCACGGTCATGTGGATGGAACTCTGGAAAAGCAAAGCTAGAGTTAAGAGGAAGGATGCGAACACGACCAGGGTGTAGACGACCAGCTGGGTCCGTGTAAGGTTCTTCATACGCAACTTTAATAAAACAATCTCCTGATACTGCACCTTGTTGTCCAATCTCCCATAGGACTGTTGCCTTGTTGTTATCGACTTCCCACACACGCTCCAACAAGTCAGGAACAATTGCTTCTGTTTCTTTAGGGCTGCGGAACTGAACGCCTTTACCAAAGGTAAAGTTAATAATAAAATCTGAAAAAGCTCTCCAGTAATTAAGAGCCATTTGTGCTTCGCCAGCTTGACGGCGGTATGAATAATGATGACCAAGATACATGGCCCAATTCATTGAATAACGGTTTAGACGAGGACCGTGAACTTCAAATTCTTCGTCAGCAAGTTCTACTAGACCAAGCGGAGAGATAGAGATTGTGAGGTCAGAAGACGCCGCCCTATAACTAGGGGGAGAAAAATCAATTGAGCTCACGTGTCATCCTTCTCAGTTATATAAGCCTAAGGTATCAAAAATATCGACAAATCGATTACCGACTCACGGTATTTGATTAAGTCTTTTTTTGACGACTTTCTTGACAGGTTTTTTAACCTGTTGTTTTTTTAGCGCTTCTTGCTTATCAAGGATTCTTTGACGAGT